CTTTAGCCGATCTGACGCGGCCTGGCCAATCGAACTCGACAGGAGATTCGAGAGCACTTTACCTTAAACTCTTTTCGGGTGAAATGTTCAAAGGATTCCAACGCAATACAATTGCAAGGGATCTTGTAACAAAGAGAACTCTTAAAAGCGGTAAGAGTTTACAGTTCATCTACACAGGTAGAACCACAGCTGAGTACCATGTTCCTGGCCAGTCCATACTTGGTAACAGCGATGGAGCACCTCCAGTAGCTGAAAAGACCATCACAATTGATGATCTACTTATTAGTTCTGCTTTCGTGTATGAACTAGATGAGACACTAGCACACTACGATCTACGTGGTGAGATCTCTAGGAAGATTGGTTACGCTCTCGCTGAGAAGTATGACCGTCTCACCTTTAGAGCAATTGCCAAAGGTGCTAGACAAGCCAGCCCTATTACAAAGGCTAACTTTGTAGAGCCTGGTGGTACACAGATCCAAGTTGGATCAGGATCAGGTGCAGCTGGAGATGCATTTGTTTCAGCTAATATAGTCAATGCATTTTATGATGCAGCAGCTGCGTTAGATGAGAAGGGTATAAGTAGTGACGGACGTGTTGCTGTTCTTAACCCAAGACAATACTATGCATTGATCCAAGATGTAAACAGTAATGGTCTAATCAACCGTGACGTACAAGGAACTGCCTTACAAGGTGGTGACGGTATCATTGAGATTGCAGGTATCAAGATCTACAAGTCAATGAACATACCTTTCCAAGGTAATTACGGTGTATTATATGGTACTGGTACTAACCAACCTGCAGATCCTGGTAACAAAGGTTCGTTTGTAGGTAGTACAACTGAACTTGAAGCAGCAACAGGTGGTAGTGGTGTTAATAATAACTACGGTGCTCAAGCTTCTTTCGACAAATCATGTGGACTTATCTTCCAAAGAGAAGGTGCAGGTGTTGTTGAAGCAATGGGACCACAAGTTCAAGTAACTTCTGGCGATGTTTCAGTGATTTACCAAGGTGACGTGATTCTTGGAAGGCTCGCAATGGGAGCTGACTTCTTGAATCCAGCAGCTTGTGTTGAATTACATACAACAAACTCAGCTGATGCTGTATTTGGTGATACTTATCCTGCTAACTACGTTACATCATAATTTAATTTTATTCATTATATACGGGGGCTTCTGCCCCCCCCTTTTTTCTTCTTATGGCAAGCATATCATATGGAGCGTCCACCGAACTGGATGCAGTCAACTCTATACTGATGAGTGTTGGAGAGTCCCCTGTTAATAACATTGAAAATGTCAAAAGCCCTGAAGTGGTTATTGCACATAAAACTCTGCAGCAAGTCTGCCGTGAAGTATTAGCAGAAGGATGGGTGTTTAATACAGAAACTGAGTATCCTATTGACTTAGATGCTAATAAACACTGTATTGTACCAGATAACACTTTACAAATAGATACCAATGATTATAAACATCATGGTGATTTCCATGTTGTACAACGTAAACATAATGGTATTAATAAATTATATAATATTTACAAGCATACATTTGAGTTTGAAAATTTAAACGAAAATAAATTGTATTGTGATATTATTTGGATGATTGAATTTGAAAACATCCCTCAAGTGTTTAGAGATTATATAACACTAAGAGCTACTAGAGTAGCTTCTAACCGCATGGTAAATAACCCACAATCTGCAGAATTAATTGGTGTAGATGAGCAGCTTGCGAGAGCTAAAGCTGTTGAATATAATACAAGTCAATCTGATTTAAGTATATTTACTAATGAACGAGGACGTTCAAATCCTAATTCTGTTTACCGACCATATCAAGTTTTACAACGATAATAATGGTAGCAATCAATCAACGTATCCCTAACTTTTTAGGAGGAGTATCTCAACAGCCAGATACTATTAAATTTCCAGGGCAGGTTAGAGCATGTGATAATTTTGTACCTGATGTTACATTTGGCTTACAGAAACGACCTTCAGGGGAATTTGTTGGTAAGTTGGCTAACGCTAATGACACTGGATATTTTTATGAAATTTTAAGAGATGGAGATGAGAAATATTTAGTACAAATAACACCTGCTGCTAGTTACAGTGGCACTAAACCTATTAGAATTTGGGATCTGGCAACTGGTATTGAGCAAACTCTTAGTAACTCTGACGGTGATTCTTTGTTTGCTTACTTGGAACAAACAAATACTACTTCGAATCCGTACAAACCTTATGCTATACAAACAATCCAAGATTATACTCTTATTGCTAACCCTCAAGTAACAGCTAAAAGAAACAATATTGTTACTGGTGGGCTTCTTGACAATGGGGATTACTCTTTTGTTAGATTAGATACCATTGCTTATAATACTGAATATGTATTACATACTTCACAACCACCAACACCTAAGACTTATTATAGAGTCACAGCATTAAGTGTTACAAAAACAAGTGGTAGTCCTTCAGGTAATACTGAAACTGGTAATACATGGGATGATGATAATAAAGATGGTAGGTATGCTGGTTTAGCTCAATTTTCATTTTCTACTTCTCAGTGTGAAAACATTGAAGGACATGTAACAGTTAACGCTGCTAATTATGTTGACTCAAACCAAGCTAACTATCAAGCGGATGATACATCTGGAACTCCTAGTACGTCAGGTACTGGAGCAGACTTTATTGGATACACACAAGTATATAAAACTAGATATACAGCACAAGTCACTTTAAAAGATGGCGGTCTTATTAAAAATACAGTTGAAGCAACAGCGTTAGCTGAGTCACAGACTGTAACTATAGAAGGTGTTACTTATACAGTTAATGTAGAGGCAGTAGAACCTGTTGAAACTTATGAAGATGTGGCGAATATAGCTTTTTATAAAACACCCCGCAATCCAGACGAAGGTACTCTTAGTATGTCTAAGATTTTACAAGGGTTAAAAGCTAGTCTAAGTGGAATTAGTAATTGTGATGGTACTATTATTGGTTCTGGTATATATTTATTTGGTGCTAATGCTCCAAATATAAACTTTTTAGGTGGTGCTGTAAATGAACAGATGAGTGTAATAGGTAAAACTGTAGATGATGTTAGTAGATTACCAGCTCAATGTAAAGACGGTTATATTGTTCAAGTATCTAATACAGATAATAGTGAAGCTGATAATTATTATGTAAAGTTTATAGCTGATTCTGGTAGTACTGGCTCTGGTCGGTGGGAAGAATGTGCAAGACCAGATCTATTTGATGAGGAGACAACTGCAGGTTATTATAATACCACCTCTACTAGCTCTAGTACATTTAATTATGTTTTAACTAATCATGGTTTTTCTGTAGGCGATGAAAGATATTTTGATTTTACAAGTGGTGATTTAGCAAACAGTGATAGAGTATGTACTTGTACTGCGGTTACTGATGCTAATAATAGCACATGGGATTTAGGAATTAACTCCCCAGGAAATACCCCTGGTAACATTACATCACATGCTAACCCTGAAATGACTGGTTTTGATGTATCTACAATGCCTCATGCTTTAGTTAATAATAGGGATACAAACCCTTCAACTGGAGTTGGTACATTTACATTTAAAAAGTTAGATATAACTACAGATGCTGATAATTATTGGAAAACTAGAGATGTAGGTGATATAACTACTAACCCATTCCCTAGTATTAAAGGTAAAAAAATACAAAAAATATTTTTCCACCGAAATAGATTAGGACTTATTGCAGACGAACAGGTATTACTAAGTCGTCCTGGTGATTATTTTAATTTATTTATTGTCTCTGCTATTACTACAAGCGATGATAATCCTATTGATATTACTGTCTCTGACATTAAACCTGCTTTTATAAATCATATACTCCCAGTACAAAAAGGGGTTATGATGTTTAGTGATAATGGTCAGTTTCTATTATTTACTGAATCAGATATATTTAGTCCTAAAACAGCTAGGTTGAAGAAAATATCTAGTTACGAAACAGATGCAGATATACAACCTTTAGATATGGGTACTTCTATTATGTTCACTTCTAAGTTAAGTGCTCATACTAGAGCGTTTGAAGCTACAATTTTAGATGATGATATACCTCCTAAAATACTAGAACAGACTAGAGTTGTACCTGAGTTTGTACCTAAAGATATCACTACATCTACAAATAGTGCTAATTTAGGTATGGTGACTTTTGCTAAAGCAGGTGATTCTACTAAAAAACTATACCATTATAAATATTACGATTCTGGAGATAGAAGAGATCAGTCAGCTTGGTACACATGGACTTTA